GTAAGCCGCCCGACGATTTTTTTGAAAATGGGGGTTTTCCGGCAAAGTGCTATCATTTGACTGTCTTTTGAGTGCATACACCGGACAAAATCAGCCATACAATATCCATAAGCCTGTTTGAAGGGGGTATTGTATGGCAACAAACAAGCGTGTTTTCACCTTGCGCCTATCTGATGAAGTCTTTGACAAGATTGGGGCGCTTGCAACCCGTGAACACCGATCCATTACCAATTACATTGAATTTGTTCTTCTGAAACACTTGGAAGAAGTGGAAAAGGCGGAAGGAACGATCAATGTCGATAATTCACCCAAAGGGGTATAACTGAAAATGTCTGTCCTGAAGCAAAAGAGAACCACAAGCAAGGCCGAGTTCATCAACACGGCCAATCAGATTTATGTTGAAACCCTGAACTTCCTGACCCGTCTTTCAGCCCGGTATTCCCGGTTGATTGCGGAGCCGGTGGCAAAGTTGGCCGGTGAGATCATCGACCATGCGGAGAAGGCCAACAGTATCTTTCCTTCGGACAACCAGCGCATTGAAATGAGGAAGGCCCATCTTCTTGAAGCACGGGCTTCCCTGATGGCGCTGGATGTTCGCTTGACCCATGTTTACCTGATTCTGAACCAGAACCCGGAAGGGGCCTTTACCACTTCCAAGGGGAACCCGGTAAAGTCACAGGATGCAATGGAAAAGCTGGATAAGATGGCCCAAAACTTGGGTGAACTGATCGACAAAGAAAACGAACTTCTGAAAGGGGCAATCAAAAATGTAACAGCAAAACAGAAATGATTTCTTATTAGGTGCGTGACTGTTAATGTGTCCTCTGGCGGTTTGGTGGGGCCTTCGTTCCCCTAATTACAATAACAACAACAATTTCGTTAGTGTCTGGACGGATGGCAACAACAACAATAACAATGCCAATAATTCTGGTGGGTTGCGGCCCGGATTTTGCAGATATACACGGTCAAATGTAGTAACAGAAGGCAAACGGCTTTTCAGGTGAAAGACGACCGATGTAAAAGGAGTTGCGCTTCCTTGGGTGTAAATCCCTAAAACTGCCCTTTGATGCCCTTACACGGACGCTTCTTGCATGGTGGGCGATTGTGCCTTAACCCATTTCATGTGTAAGAGCAAAGCATTTTAGACGGCACCCTACAACACATTTGTACAAGGGGCGAATACTTTTATTATGACAAGCCAAGAACGGCATGAAGCAAGGTTCCAGCGCCGCAAAGCAAAGCGGTTGGAACGAAAACAGGCCCGGTGTGATAGCCTTGGGCCAACGAATAAAATATTTTCCTATCGGAAGATGTTCTTCTACGGGAAAAAGTGCTGTAACGGGGTGCGGTGGAAGCAAAGTGTTCAAAACTTTGAAGGCCACCTGTTTTCTGGTACGGCAACACGGCGGCGAACGGTGTTGGAACAGACTTGGAAGCCCAAATCCTGTTCCCATTTCACCCTTCGGGAACGGGGAAAAATCCGCCCGATAGATGCCCCGCACATTACGGATCGACAAATCCACAAAACCCTGTGTAATGAAGTCCTGATCCCGTTGTATTCACCTTCCATGATCTATGACAACGGGGCAAGCCAAAAGGGAAAGGGCCTTCATTGGCAGTTCAAACGGATCAAACAACAGCTTGGATGGCATTACCGGCGATATGGCCGGGAAGGTGCTGTGTTGCTGTTGGATTTGAAAGGGTTCTTTCCAAATGCTTCCCATGCCCTGTTATATCAGCGGCACCGGGAATTGATTTTGAATCCTGAACTTCAAAACTTGGCTGATACTGTGATTCAATATTCCCCATGCCCGACACCGGGCCGGGGGATGCCTTTGGGCGTGGAGCCTTCCCAACAGGAAATGGTGGCGTTACCAAGCAAAATTGACCAATGGATCAAGTGTCAGGCCCGTGTTCATTGCGCCGGTCATTACATGGATGATTACTATGCTTTCTTTTCCACGGTGGATGAAGCAAAGCTGATGGGCCATGAAATTGTAAGGCGTTTTGAAGCCGCTGGAATCCGAGTGAACAAGCGCAAGTGTAAGGTGATCCCGCTTACAAAGCCGTTCCGCTTCTGCAAAGCCCGGTTCACACTTACCGAAACCGGCAAGATCAAGGTGAATGGAAGCCGGGATGGAGTGAAACGGGCAAGGCGAAAACTGAAGCTGTTTCACAGGGAGTTCAAAGAGGGAAAACGATCCTTCTTTGACATAGAACAATACATGGAGTGCCAAAGCGCCTATTACCGGAACTTCAACGATCATGGCCGGTTGTTACGGTTGCGGCGGCTTTACCATGCAATCTTTTTCGGAGGTGGACAATGTTTAGAATCATCAAAGCCGGGGCCGGTATCGGCCTAACCGAGAACCTGAACTACATCAAGAAAGCCGAAAATGGTTGCTACATCCTTTGCCCGGAGCATGATGCTTCGGGCATTGTTTTTGAGGGTGTGGCTTACCATTTGTTGGGCCGTGCCGCTATGGATGAACTGGAAACGGTGAGTTTGGAACAGACGGACGCAGGAAGCGAGATCACCAAGGCCACGGAAGCCGGTGGAATCGTCTTTGTGACCTTGGCGGAAGCCGGGAGCATTGACGCTGAAACAGCGGCGGAACACGCTGATTTGTTCGCTGAATGGGCTTTCCCTGTTGGCTACACGGTGGGGCAGATTCGCCGGTATAACGGAACCCTTTACAAGTGCGTTCAGGCCCATACTTCCCAAGCGGATTGGACACCGGACACGGCTTCCAGCCTGTGGAGCAAAACGAGTGATCCCGCTGAAGAATGGCCCGAATGGAGCCAACCGGTGGGAGCGCATGACGCTTATTCCAAGGGGGCAAAGGTGAGCCATAAGGAAAAGCATTGGATTTCCACGGTGGATTCCAATGTGTGGGAACCCGGTGTGTACGGGTGGGAGGAAAGCACGGATGGAGTATAAAACCTATGTTTGCCGTAAACGGGCAAGGTTCAAGGCGATTTGCGGACAAGTGAACATTCCGTATGGAACCACCCTGAATGGTCAGGGTGGTTTTTTGATCCTGAATGATCTTCCGGTGTGTTCGGCCACCAGCCAAAACGCCTATGACTTCTTCACACAGAATGATGATGGCATGGGGCAGGAACGGGGCGAACTGTTGAACCGGATCATTCCCAAGCTGGAAAAGCGTGATGCCGGGTATCAGGCTCGGTGGGGGAAGATTTGGGAAGATGCCCTTTGTCAGAAGTACAAGCGCCCGGATCAGGAAGAACATTGGATTTGGAACTTCGACTTCTACAACGGCCCTGTTGAGGATTTGCGCTATATTGCCGCCCTGATCGGGGCCTGATAGGAGGAAAAAGCCATGACGATTTATCAGGTGTTGTGCTTGATTGGTGTTCCCGCCTTGATTTTGGCAGTATTCAAATACCTGTGGAGCCAAATCAAGCATAACACCGAGGATTCCAAGGCTTTGAAGGCCGGTATTCAGGCCCTTCTTCGGGCGCAGATGATCAACGATTTCAATAAGTATTCCGAAAAAGGCTATGCCCCAATCTATGCACGGGATAATTTTGAAAATTGCTGGAAGCAGTATCATTCTTTGGGGGTGAATGGGGTGATGGACGATCTTCACAGAAAATTCTTGGAGTTGTCCACCGATCCCCCGGAAGAATGAGCAGACGAACCAAAAAGCCAAAGCGTGAGTTTTCCAAGCTGATCCTGTATGTGGTGGGGGCCGTAACCGTTGGGGTTACGGCCTTCACCCTTATCATGGTTTGGAAAACTGAAAACCTTGAACCGCTGGCCTATTTGATCCCCGCCATATTTGCTGAATTGGCAACCGCAACCGGGTTTTACTATTCCAAAGCCAAAGCCGAAAACCGGATCAAACTTCGGAAGTTGTACGGCCCGGAAATCTATAACGATGCAAAGGAGATTTGAAACCATGCTGAACGCTGTTTTGAACAATCTGATCAATATTGGGTGGGCAATCCCGGAGGAATACACAGAAATCTTTGCAGATTTGGTGATTGTGGGCGCTGTGCTGATGGTTTCTTGTAAGTACATCGTGGAAGCCTTCACCAAGTTCAAGGCCATTCTTCAGGTGAAAGGAGATACCGAACATGAGTAATTCCGCCCTTGCAACCTATACCCGGATCACGAAAAACAAAACCAGCCCCCGGAACCATGCCATTGACACCATCACGATTCATTGTATCGTTGGGCAATGGACAGCAAAACAGGGGTGTGATTATTTCGCCACCACAGACCGGCAATGTTCCGCCAACTATGTTGTTGGTAAGGATGGTTCCATTGGCCTTTCCGTGGATGAAAAGGATCGTTCTTGGTGTTCCAGTAACGGCACCAATGACAACCGGGCAATCACCATTGAAGTTGCTTCTGACACCACCCATCCTTACGCCGTCACCGCCAAGGCTTATGCGGCCCTGTTGGATTTGGTAACGGATATTTGCAAGCGCAACGGGATCAAGAAGTTGGTGTGGAGTACGAACAAGAATGACCGTGTGAATCATCGGAACGGATGCAACATGACCGTTCATCGTGACTTCGCCAACAAAGCCTGTCCGGGGGAATATCTTTATTCCAGACACGGGGAGATTGCCGCAGAAGTCAACAGAAGGCTTCAGGGCGCTTCCAATGGTGGTGGGGTAGTAGTTACACCCCCAACCACAGAAAAGCCCACAGGCGGCACCACAGGGGCCACCGTGACCCCTTACCTTGTGCGGGTGAAGATCACCAACCTGAATATCCGTAAAGGCCCCGGCACAAACTACGGTGCAACCGGCTACATCCAGCCCGGTATTTATACCATCGTGGCTGAAAGCACCGGCAAAGGTGCGGCCAAGTGGGGCAAACTGAAAAGCGGTGCCGGGTGGATTTCCCTTGACTACGCCACCAAAACCTGACCATGAGAAAAGGCCCTTCCGGTTCAAGCTGGAAGGGCTTTTTTTGCGTGTTTCTACTATGTTACTAATAACCCCGATTTCACCGAACTTCAAAGGGCTGAAATGTTCAGTATTTGGGCGTTTCAGAGCGTTGCAGAGTAGAAATATTTATGGTATAATAAAAACAGACGAACCCCGAACCCTTGATTTTTCAGGGGTTCGGGGTTTTCTTGTTACTAATGTGTGTATAGTTCAGCGTTCAGCGGCCTAAAATGTTCACCGGTTTGAACCCTATGGAATCAGTTCCACGGTGGCCTTCAGTTCGTCCAAAGTCTTGTGATTATAGACCCGGTTTCCCGTGTCCTTGGACACATGACCCATGAGCAAATCAATACATTTCCGGTTGGCCCCGGCGCTATCCAATTTGGTTTCAAAGGTGTGGCGGCATTCGTGCGGGGTATGGTTCAGTTTCAGGGCCTTCATAATATCCGCCCAAAATATCCGGTATTGGGTTTGATTGCAAATCTTCCCGTTGTAGCTGATCAGCCGGGGGCCACCTTCGGCAAGCCGCCGTTCAATCAATGGCCTGATCTTTGGATGGATGGGAACAATGCGGTTCTTACCGGCTTTCGTTTTGGTGCCGCCCTTCATCGTGCCTTCCTTCAAGTCTATATCTTCAGGTTTCAGGTTCAAAAATTCAGAGATACGCCACCCGGAATATAGCAAGATCAAAACAGTATCAACCCAAGGATCAGACTGATGTTCCCACACCGTTTTGATTTCATCGTTGGTGAACGGAAGGCGGCTGGTGGGCGGTATTGGATCAGAAGTCAGAAGTTCGGAGAAGCACCGGTTTATTATATCCATTTCAAGGGCGAACCGGTCAAGGTGGCCCCACAGGTTCTTGATGGCCGCTTGGGTGCTATACCCTTTCCCACAACCATCAATGGTTTCTTGCATTTGGTAGGATCGCAGTTGTTTATAAGGCTTGTTCACATACGCTGAACAATGCTTGAACGCTGAACAGAGGGAAGAACGGTTGGATTCCCCCAGCTTCGGGGCCTTCTTTTCTTTCCAGAGGTCAAAAAGCTGTTGAAGGGTGATCTTGGCCCGGTCAACATCCCAAGGATCACGGTTGTATTCAGCAAGCATGATGTTCCCGGCTTCACGGGTTTCAGCATAGCCGATAATGTCATAGATGGGATGGCCTTTGTCATTCCAACCTATGGTTTTCTTCACAATGTATGGGCGGCGACGTTGGCCTGATAGCTTTGCAACCGTTCCATACCCGTTTGGATTTCGCATTATATCACCTGAACTTTCAAAATTGGGTATGGCAAAGCTAAACCCCATGTGATATAATGTTCAAAGGGCTTTGAAACATTAACTTCAAAAGGGTTTGTTTCGCCTGACCGCTTCCGGTGTGCAAGACCGGGGGCGGTCATTTTTTTTTGCATTTGTTCCACATCCGTTCCACTTAAAATCCTTGCGGGGTGTGGCTTTGAGAGAATGGAACACTTGGAACGGATATTATATTACTTCAAAGAGTAGATAAAAAAATATATAAAAGAAAAAGAGTATATAGAGAACCGGCGTTTTATCTGTTCCACCTGTTCCAAAGCCTTGATTTTCCTGTGTTTTCAGGGATTGGGCGGCGGAACGGATGTGGACAGATCGAGTTTGGCAAGTTCACCTTTGACCTGTTCCAGAACTTCAGGATATTCAGAATCAGGGTTCATGGAATATTGATCTTCGTATTCTTTCAGGGTGTTCAGATACCGGTTCCAATGGGTGGCTTTGGCCTTTGCAGTTTTCAGTTCATCAATCTTGGCTTTCTGATCAGAATAGGAATCTAACAAAACCCGTTCTTTCTGACTATCAGCCGCCTTGAAGAAAGAAGCTGGAAGATCAGATGTGTAAGGGATGATCCCGGCCTTGGCCGCTTGATCTACCGTCAGGGCTATTTGCATACCATATTCATAGCGGGAAAAGAATGTTTCAAGGTTCTTTGTCTTTTCAAAGATGTTCAAACAATCTTGAACAATCCGCACATGATTTTTGGCTTCTGCTACGGTGTAGGCCCCCGGCATGGATTTAATAGCCCGTTCCGGGTTCAGATCGGAATTAACCTGAACGGTGGGTTCTGTTTTGGGCGGGGCCTTCTGTTTGGCCGGTTTTGGTTTTCGCTTTCGGAAAATCAGAAATAGAATCAAAGCGCATATAGCGTCCATAAGGACGAATACCGGAAGAAGATTAGGTTCCATGAAGATACACGCAGTATAAACAAACATTGCCGTTCCAAGAAAGAACCCAACTACGCCTTTCAAAAACTTCTTCATCCAGCCACCTTCTATCTAATATCACTTTGGAAGGCTACGGCTTTTCCAAGAATGATGATATGATCCAACTGTTCACCCGTATAAACTAAATCTTCATACTTGGAGTTTTCAGCCTTCAGGATCAGAAGGTTCTTTTCAGGGAAATAATTCACCCGCTTCAGGGTTGCTTCATCTTCGATGATAACAGCGGCAATTTCACCATTGTCCACCATTTCCTGTTTCTTGATGAAAACAATATCCCCATCATAGATTCTGGCCTCGATCATGGAATCACCCTTGGCCCGTAAACAGAAATCAGCAGAAATGTTGGCCCCGGCTTCTACATACAGTTCCTTTTCTTCGTTTGCCATGATGGGTTTACCGCAAGCAATGTCACCGAGTAGGGGGAAACGCTTTGTAGAAATTGGGATGATGTTATCAAACTTCATTTGTGGCTGTGAAGGTTCAACTACCACAGATTTATTGATACTTTTCAACCAATCATTCCGGTTCGGAATGTCTGATCTTCCCATGAGGTAATCCAAATCAACATTGAAATAGTCAGCAATGGTTTCCATAGATTCAAGGCCCGGTTCCCGTTCGCCCCGTTCATACATATTTACACTACTTTTAGAAAAACCAAGCTGATCCGCCAAGTTCTGTTGAGATAGGCGGCGTTCGGTTCGTAATTGCTTGAACCGATCAGAAAACTTCGGCATAAGTGCACCCCTTTCAGAAGTCTTTCTATAATTTATTATACACATTATGTGCACAAAGTCAATCCGTCGATGTGCACAATTAGTAACACATTTCTTTGTGCACAATTTGTGTTCAGTTGTGCTTGACTTTGAGCACATATCGTGTATAATGATAATCAGACGAGCACAAAAGGTGCACGAACTGATTGGGAGGATTTGAAAATGAAGGTTCATGTTTTTGATACCTATGTCACCATTAAGGATCGTGAAGGACACCCTGATATGGATGATACTTTGCTTGAAAAACTGGATGAAATGCTTACCACTTATGGTGTGCCCCACGCTTTTACCCTTCCCCACGAAAAGACCATGGAAGATTGCCCGGAAGCTACTCTTGAAGTTGCCTATGATTCTTCTGATGATATAACCTTTAGTCTTGTGTATATCCTGTTCAATAAAACTTATCGGGGTGCAACCGATAAAGCGGTTGCAGAATCAATGATTAAGGTTTCTGCAAAATATATGGATGCTGAATAAGCCGAAACGGGCCTGATGGCCCGTCCACCGGAACCGCCCCACCGGTGCTGATGATGGCAGGGCAACAGCGACAACATGAGCGCCCCCGGTTTATGGGTTCGGGTATTGGGTATCAATCCCCATATAAAAGATATGACCGCCCGGAAATTGCTTGTTGGGGCTTTGGCTGTTCTAATTCTGAAGAAAGGATGTGCAAATATGAGTGTTGGCAAGAAACTTCGGGAACTGCGTGGGAGCAGAACCCAAGACGAAATCTCCAAGGAACTTGGGATCACCAAATCTTCTTATGCCATGTATGAGCGTGATGAACGGGTTCCCCGTGATGAAGTGAAGGTTCGCATTTCCAATTTCTTTGGCGTTTCGGTTCAGGAACTTTTTTTTAACTAAATCGAGCACATATAGTGTTCAATAGGAGTAAGCACCATGAATGAAGTCAGTTTGAAACCGGTCATTGATGAACTTGAAACCTTGTTTTCAAAGTTCAACAAAGCCTTCTTTGAAGGGAAGTTGGAAAAGCCTGTGATCACCGTTTCCCCGGATCATACCCGTGGGGCCTACGGCTGGTGTACCGCTTGGAAGGCTTGGCAAGATGGCACTAAGGAAGGCGGTTATTACGAAATCAACCTGTGTGCCGAATACCTGAACCGCCCCTTTGAAGAAACCTGTGGAACCTTGCTTCACGAAATGGTTCACCTTCAGAACCTTCAGGACAATGTTCAGGACACTTCCCGTTCTGGTTCCTACCACAACCGGAAGTTCAAAGAAACCGCTGAAGCCCACGGCCTGACCGTGGAGAAAGGCGAAAAGTACGGATGGCACAAAACCGCCCTGAACCCGCAAGCTGAAGCCTTCGTGAAATCCCTTGGCAAATCCGGGTTCTGTCTGGTTCGACCCCGTACCAATCCGCTGAAGGGTTCCCAGAAGGGGGGGGATCAAGTTCCCGCAAGTATGTTTGCCCCTGTTGCGGAACCATCATCCGGGCCACCAAGGAAGTTCATGTTCTCTGTGGAGAATGTGAAGTGGCCTTTGAAGAACAAGAGTGATAACCCAATAAAGCTGTTTGAAAGGAGTATGCACAATGACCACTTTTGCAGAGCGTCTGAAGAACGCTATGGAACAGACCAATGTGAGCCAATCTGACCTGTCAAGGCGGACGGGGGCTTCTAAGGCCGCTATCAGCCAATACCTTTCCGGGAAGAACACCCCCGGCCCTGACCGTATCAAGGCCCTTGCCGATGCCACCGGCGTTTCCTTTGATTACCTGATGGGTTATGGAGCCGCCCCGGTTGCGGAACCGCCCATCAAGAAGATCAGCGTGAAGGAAGCCGCCCGGTGTATGGGAAAATCTGATCAGTTCGTCAGAATCGGCCTTCAGCGTGGCCTTCTTCCCTTCGGGAACGCTGTTCCCGGAACCGGCGCTTGCTGGAATTACTACATCAACCCCACCAAGTTCCGTGATTATGTGGGCGCTGATCAGTTCAATTCCTTCTTCGGCCTTACGGCCTGAAAGGGGAACACCGATGGATAACACCCGTGATGAACTGTTGGATTTGATCAGGAACGCTACCAACATTGATATGATTTGCTTCTTCGCCATTATCTATGTGGTTGCGCCCGATTCCCCCCCCTATACGCCTATCGCCACCCGTGGCGAACTAAAGAAGGCAATTAAGCAGTTGCGGAGCGCCCAGCATAGCCCGGATTGCCCCGCTGAAATGTCTGAAGGCTTTGAAACGGCGATTCAGTACATCCGCCGTGAATGGCTTCACCAATGAAAGGATGGTTTATATGCTTCAGATCGGAATGATCGTTAAAATCTTGCCCGATGCGGAATACAGCGGCAAGTTCACCGGCTACATCGGCAAGGTGAAGAATTACTTTTCGCAGAACAAGAAGGTTGGCGTGGAACTTTTTCAGCAGACGAATGACGCAAGTTCCAAGGGCCTGTTTTGGTTCTCTGAATCCAAGGTGGTTGCGGCGGGTAGTCTGCCTGATGTCATGATGGAATATATCAAGGCTGATCTTAACGCCACCTTCGGCGTTGCAAATCACACCCGCCGTTCCCGTCAGACCGGCCTTCCGCAGATCAAGAAGGTCATTTATAGCGGCCCCAAGACAATCATTCTGTGGGCCGACAACACCAAAACCATTGTTTCCTGTGGGGAAGCGGATTCCTATGACTACTATTCCGGTTTCTGTGCCGCTGTGGTCAAGAAACTGTTCGGTTCCACCACCCACGCCAAAAAGGTTTTGGGTGCTTCCCTTCAGATCAATGATTAACCTGTTCCAGCACCAGCAACAGGCCCTTGATGAAACCGAGGGGAAGAACCGGGTGGCCTATTACCTTGATATGGGCCTTGGGAAAACCTTTGTTGGTTCCGAAAAAGCCCTGAAGCTGAACAGCCGTGTAAATCTTCTGGTGTGTCAATGTTCAAAGGTTCAAGACTGGATTGAACACATGACGGAAAATTACGCCATGAACCATTGTTGGATGATTTATGACATGACCAAGAAAAATGAATTTGATTGGTTCATGAAGGCCGCAATGGAAGTTGATAACCCGGATCGGATTTGTGGCGTGATCAACTACGAACTGACCTTCAGGCGGAATGTGCTGAAAACCCTGACCGGCTTCACGCTGATGTTGGATGAAAGTTCCCTGATCCAGAACGAGAACGCCAAACGGTCAAAGTTCATTCTTGGGCTGAAACCGGATAATGTGATCCTTCTGTCAGGCACCCCCACGGGCGGCAAGTATGAAAACCTGTGGAGCCAATGCCAACTGTTGGGGTGGAAGATTTCAAAGGAACTGTTCTGGAAGCAGTACATTCAAACGGAATGGGTGGAAACCGATGGCTTTTGGCGGAAGCAGATTACCGGCTATAAGAATGTTGACCGGCTGAAGATGAAGCTGGCCGAACATGGGGCCGTTTTCATGACTACCGAACAGGCCGGGATCAGCCTTCCAAAACGGAACTGGATCAAGGTCAAAACCCGCCCTTCACCCCTTTATTGGAAGTTCTGGAATGATCGCTATGTTGCGATTGACAGCGCCAACCTTGGTGAATTTGAACTGGATGCTGATTTCTACGGTTCCAATGCCCATTGTGAACGGGAACTGATTGGCGATACCAGCTTGACCCGCCGCCTTTATGCCCGTCAGCTTTGCGGCCTATACAACCCGGCCCGTTATGAAGCCTTCCGGGATTTGGCGAACAGCACGGAAGATCGCTTGATCGTGTTCTATAACTTCACGGAAGAAATGGAACGCCTGAAGGGGATCGCCAAGGGCCTGAACCGCCCTGTGTCTGTTCTTTCCGGTGAAGAAAAGAACTTGGATGCTTACCGCTACCAGCACAACAGCATTACCTTCATTCAGTATCAAGCCGGTGCAATGGGCGGCAATTTCCAGCTTGCCAACAAAATCATTTACTTCAGCCTTCCCCAAGGTTCGGAACTGTGGGAGCAATCCCAAAAGCGTATTCACCGCCTTGGTCAAGAACGGCCCTGTTTCTATTACCTGATGATCTGTCCGGGAACGGTTGAAGAAGATATTCTTTCCACTTTGGAAATGAGAAAGGACTATACCGATGAACTATTCAGAAAGTATGAGCAAGCGGCAACAGCGCCGCAAAGCCCTTAACCAGCGGTTCAGGCGGATGTTCCTTGTGGCCCTTCTGATGGGCCTTGCAATGGGGTTTGTATTTGGGCGCTGTTCTGCTGTCAACAGCAAGGCCCCGGATGTCTCCATTGAACCGGATCAGCTTACCGCCGTGATCCCGGATGTGACCTTGGAGCCGGTGGAACCCCCGCTGGTGGAAGAACCCGCCGAACCTGAACCGGTGCTGTTGGGCAGTTTCAGAATTACCGCCTATTGTTCCTGTGAAAAGTGTTGCGGCGAATGGGCCAAGAACCGGCCCAACGGCATTGTGTATGGTGCCGCTGGTGTGGAACTGAAAGCCGGTGTTTCCTGTGCTTCCCCGCTTCCCTTGGGAACCGTGGTGGAAGTGGAAGGCTTGGGTGAATACATCGTTCAGGATCGCCCCGCCCAATGGGTGATTGACAAATACGGTGAAAACCAGATCGACATTTATTTTGACAACCATGAAGCCGCTTCCGCCTTCGGCCTGAAGCAGTTGAATGTTTATCTGAAAGGAGAACCCGAAAAATGATCAAATGTGAAAATGCTTGCCCCCGTGGAAAATTTGATGGGTGTTGCCACAAATGCCCGGATTTCCACACTTGTCCTGATTCCTGTCAGGAAAACCCGAACGCCTGTGGTTCGGCCACCTTCGATGAAGAAACGGCCCTTCAGGAGTTCAAGAACACCCAGCTTGCCACCCTGAACGCCATTGCTTCCCTGACCGCCCACAAGAAGGCCATTGAGGAACAGGAAAAGGAAATGAAGGCCAAGCTGTATGAAGCAATGGTGAAGTTTGGTGTGGATAAGTTTGAATCCGATGTTCTGAACCTTACCCTTGTGAAGCCCACCAATGCCACCAGCATTGATTCCGCCAAGCTGAAGAAGAAATACCCGGACATTGCTTCCGAGTGTTCCAAGACCACCGCCAAGGCCGGTTATGTGAAGATCACCCTGAAGGACGGTGGGGCCGATGGCAAGGGATGAATTATGGGATGCCCTGAAGGATCATGCCAAACAGGTTCATTCAGAACGGGTTGCAAAGAACCCCGACCGGATCGCCTATGCCATTCAGCAGTTTGAAGCCCACGGCATTGAATACCAACTGAAGAATGAGCAAACCGGACATTTCCATTGTTGGCGAAAGTCTGATGATAAACTGTTCCAATTCTACGCTGGAACGGGTAAAATTCAGGGCTTCACCCAAGTCAGAGGTATTCACAGCCTGATTCAGATGTTGGAGGGGTGAGCTGATGGCCGGTGAAAAGAACTTCGAAAACCGCCTGAAGAAGTGGCTGGAATCTGAAGGGATATATCCCTTGGGTGAACCTGTTGACCGTATGAGCGCCCCGCCCTGTGGCTTCTATGAAAAGCGTTGGGGTGGAAGCCGGTATGTGAAAAGTGGCCTTCCCGATATGCGGATTACCGTGAAGGGCATTGCCCTTGAAGTGGAGTTGAAGGCCACCAACGGAACCCCGTCTGTGCTTCAGAAGCGTAATTTGGCCCAAATCAACGGTTCACAGGGGTTCGGGTTCATCCTTTACCCGGAAGGCTTTGAAGCCTTCAAGACTATTGTGAAAGGGGTGAAACAATGCGAGTTTCCCACAGCCGGGTTGAAGTCTTTGATAGATGCCCATACAAATACCGCTTGCGATATGTGGAAGGGATAGACACGATCCCGAACACGGACGCAGACAACGCCCTGATCCTTGGCACCGCCCTTCACACCGGCATTGAAGAAGGGGTTGAACAAGCCCTTGACTTCTACAAGAACAGCTTCCCGGTTCTGACGGATGATCACATTCATGAAATGATGAAGCTGGAAGCAATGATCCCCAAGGCAAAGGCCATGTTGCCACCGGGCGGAACCTTTGAATTGCCTATTGGGAACGCTGATTTTATCGGCTTCATGGATTATCTGGTTCCCGTGGGGAAGGGCCTGAAGCTGGATGGGCTGATCACCGGTGAAGATTTGGATGAATTTGAAGCGTTTGATTTGTACGATTTCAAGTATTCCAACAACGCCAAGAACTACGCCGTTTCCGGTCAGCTTCACGAATACAAGTATTGGTATGAACTGACCCATCCGGGCCACCGGATCAGAAATATGTATTTCCTGATTGTTCCCAAGCCCAAGATCAGGCAGAAAAGCACCGAAACCCTTTCCCAATTCCGTGACCGCTTGCAAGCGGCCTTGAAAGATTCTGAACCAACGCTGATGCCGGTTCAGTACAACCCCATGAAGATTGTGGACTTCCTGACCGATGTGAAGCACATGGTTGAAGCCACAGACTTTCCCAAGAACCCAAACCATTTTTGTGGATGGTGTGAGTATGAAGAATATTGTCAGAAAGGATGGGATTATATGTTACTTCCCAAGAATGAACGCCGTGATCTGAACGCCACCAAGAAGAAGGTTGTGTGGCTTTACGGCGCACCCTTCAGCGGCAAAACCTTCTTTGCCAATCAGTTCCCCGATCCCCTGATGTTGAACACGGATGGCAACATCAAGTTTGTGGATGCCCCCTATATCGCCATTCGTGACACCGTTACGGTGGAAGGCCGTATCACCAAGCGCAAGTTGGCCTATGAAGTGTTCATGGATGCCGTGGCCGAACTGGAAAAGAAACAGAACGATTTCCGAACCATCGTGGTTGACCTTCTGGAAGATGTTTATGAATCGTGCCGGGTTTACATCTGTGACCGTCAGGGCTGGAAGCATGAATCTGATGATTCCTTCCGTGCGTGGGATATGGTCAGAAGCGAGTTCCTGAACACCCTGAAGCGGCTTGTGAATCTGGACTATGAAAACATTATCCTGATCAGCCATGAGGACAGAAGCCGTGACCTGACCCGCAAGGGCGGCGATAAGATCAGTTCTATCAAGCCGAACCTTCAGGATAAGGTGGCAAATAAGGTGGCCGGTATGGTTGATCTGGTGGCCCGTATCGTGGCGGACGATGATGAACGAGTGCTGTCTTTCAAGACTTCTGAAGTGATCTTCGGCGGTGGCCGTTTGACTGTCCGTGATAAGGAAATCCCGCTGACCTATGACGCTTTCTGTGAAGTCTATGAGGAAGCCAACCAGAAGGCCGCAGGAGCCGTGAAGCGTGGCGGCAATGCCCCGGCTACCCTCGCACCTGAAACCACCGACACGCCCACCACAGCGCCCAGCAGAAGGGGCAGAAAGGCCAAGACTGAAACCCCGCCCCCGGCTGACAACTATGATCCGGTTGAAGATGCGGCAAAGGCGGCTTGTGGTGATCCTGATACCGTTGCTGAACCGGCCACCGGTGACACCCCGCCTTGGAACGATCTTCCCAAATGCCCGGACGGTGATCGCATTTTCAAACAGCATGACCAGAACCCGGAAATCCCCCTTTGTCCGTCCATTGACGCTGGCCACCGTTGCCACAAGGAAGGCGGCCCCGATGGTTGCCCCCTGTGGGATCGCCCCAAGGCACAGGCAGAGGAACCCGCACCCAAGACGGATGCTAACCCGCCCCGCCGTACCCGGAAGAAGCGTGAAGAATAATGGCTGATGTGCTGATGATTGCCGGGAAGCCTGAAACCATCTTCAAGGCCCGTGATTTTGAATATCTGGTTGAAAAATACATGGGTTATGAAGCGGCCAAGTATTTCCGGGAATACGCTGAAAAGGCTGATGAAGAAGTCAGATCGGCCAAGGCCGGTGAGAACACAGACCTTGCTTCCTATGAAGCTGACCTTGAAAGCAATCACAGAGCCTTTCAGGACATTCAGACGGAAGCCGCAGTTATCACGGGTGTTCTTCAAGAAAAACGGATAAACCGTGAGAAGATCGCCCATGCAGTCAGGGAAATTGGAAAGATAATTTCCAACCAAATATAAGGAGGAACCCAAAATGAAAAACGATGCCCTGAACCAGTTCAAAGAGGAAATGAACAAGCGTGGCCTGTTCCGCAAGATTCAGGTGTGCGCCAACCTGATCCCCCCCCCGCCCGGTGTTGATGGTGAAGCTCTGATCGAACTTCATCGTTCCGCCGCCAAGATCGCCATTCGGAATTACGCTGAACATCATGAAGATTTTTGTGATGTGATGGCGGATGCGGCCCTTGATCATCTGCTGAACACCGTTCTTCCTGATGATCTGTTCATTCCTGACGGTGGTTTTTCCCCTACGAAAGAAGAAGTTGACAACATGAACAGGGCCAAGGAAACGGCTGACAAAGCGGCCAAGGTGCTTGATACCCTGTTTGGTGGGTTGGCTGATCTTCTGAAAACCATTTAATAAATACATTTTTTGGAGGTAAAAAACTATGGCTATTGATTTTGACAAGATTGATCGTTCTGTTGATCTGAAGGGCCTTCAGGCTGATGTGGAGGATGCCAAGAAGAACGGCGGCGGAGATTTCCCCACCATCCCCGCTGGCAAGTATGAAGTGAAGCTGGAAAGCATGGAGATCAAAGGCACCAAGGCCGATCCCAACCGCCCCATGCTGGCCGTGTCCTTCAAAATCCTGTCCGGTGAGTTCAAGAACCAGCGCCTTTTCATGAACCGTGTCCTTTACGGCACCAAGAATGATAAGAACATGATCGCTTCCGCTATGGGCTTCCTTGAAAAGCTGGATTCCGGTGTTCCTGTCAGCTTCACCAGCTACAAGCAGTTTGCCCAGCTTGTTCTTGATGTGGCGGAAGCCATTGACGGAACTTTGGAATATGCGGTGGACTACGATGATTCCCGCTTCAATTCCATCACCGTTGAAGAAGTTTTCGAGGTTGAAAACTGACACAAATTTTTTTACAATGGAAGTGTCCTTTAGGACACGAACCGTTTTTGAAAGTTCACTTTCAAACCGGGGCGAAAGCCCCGGAGTGGCCCCAAGTGAAAGCCTTCCCGTGGCGGGGCTGATAAGGCGGAAACGCTGACCGATTTCACAAAAGCTGAAAGGATGTGAGTTGATGATCTTCTATGATTTTGAGGTTTTCCGGTATGACTGGCTTGTTGTCCTGATCGACCTGAACGCCCGGAAAGAAACCGTGATTATCAATGATCCCGACAAGCTGAAGCGTTTCTATGAGGAACACAAGGGCGTGATTTGGGCCGGTTACAATTCCCGGAACTATGATCAGTACATCCTGAAGGCCATTCTGTGTGGGTTTGATCCAAAGCCTGTGAACGATTGGATCATTGCAGAGGACAAACCCGGTTACAGATATTCAAGCCTGTTCAGGGAATACCCGCTGATCAATTATGATGTGATGCCGAACCCGCCAATCAGCCTGAAGGCGCTGGAAGCGTTTATGGGCCATTCCATCAAAGAAACTTCTGTTCCCTTCGACATTGACCGGCCTTTGACTGAAGCAGAGTTGGCCGAAACAGTCAAGTATTGCCGCCATGATGTGGAACAGACGGTGGAAGTGTGGTTGAGGCGGAAGGAAGATGAATTTGATGCCCAAATGTCACTTGTGAAGGCGTTCCACCTTCCTATTTCCGACATTGGTCGCACCAAGGCCCAGCTTTCCGCCAAAATCCTTGGAGCCGTTCAGCGGGAACACAATGATGAATTTGAAATTGAGTTCCCACCCAGCTTGCGGATCGAAAAATACACGGAAGTTTTGAACTGGTACAAGAACCCCCTGAACCGTGACTATTCCAAAACCCTTGAACTGGATGTGGCCGGGGTTCCCCATGTGTTCGCTTGGGGCGGCCTTCATGGGGCCATTCCCAAATATCACGGGGAAGGCTGGTTCGTCAATGTGGATGTGGCTTCCTATTACCCATCTTTGATGCTGGTTTATAAGTGGCTTTCCCGCAATGTTCACGATCCTTCCAAGTATGCGGAAATCTACCACACCCGCCTAAAGCTGAAGGCAGAGAAGAACCCCATGCAACAGCCTTATAAAATCGTTCTGAACAGCACCTATGGCGCTATGAAAGATAAGCACAACGCCATGTATGACCCCCGGCAAGCCAACAATGTCTGTGTGGGCGGTCAGCTTCTTCTTCTGGATTTGATTGAACGGCTGGAAGATCATTGTGAAATCATCCAGAGCAACACGGATGGTATTTTGGTCAAACTTCGCCGATATGAAGATTTTGAAATGCTGGACGATCTGTGTTGGGAGTGGGAGCAAAGAACCGGGATGCGCCTTGAATTTGATGAATTTCAAAAGGTGTATCAGAAGGATGTGAACAATTACATCATTGTTCCTTCCGGGCCGCTTCGTGACGAAAAAGGGAAACCCCGCTGGAAGTGCAAGGGTGCCTATGTCAAAAAACTGTCCGATCTGGATTATGACCTTCCCATTGTCAACCGGGCCATTGTGAACTATTTCCTTCAGGGGATCAGCCCGGAAACAACCATCATGGAATGTTCCGATCTTCGGGATTTTCAGAAGGTGGTGAAGGTGTCCAGCAAGTACAAATACGCCCTTTATTCCCCGATGATTACGGAAGCCAAGATCAGGGATGAAAAAGGCCGTTCCAAGAAAATCACCCGCTTCAGCGGTGGTGAGGTTCAGACGGATAAAACCTTCCGGGTGTTTGCTTCCAAGGATCAGAGCAAGGGCGGAATCTTCAAGGTTTCCGGGAAAATCGTCAAGGGCCGGGAAAAGAATCCTGAAAAGTTCGGCAACACCCCGGATCATTGTTTCTTCATCAATGATGATGTGACCAACCTTCCCATCCCGGATGAACTGGACAAGCAATATTACATTGATGTTGCTTGGGATCGCCTGAAAGATTTTGGGGTGGAACGATGAACAATAAAACCTTTCGGGGGGGGGGAGCGTTGAAGCATGGAACTGTTTAGGGGCTATGTGCCTACCAGAAACAAACAATGCCTTGAAAAGTTCAAAGGCGTTGAAAAACTGAAAACCCGTTCTGAAGTCCAAGACCTTGATGAATACGCCGGTATTCTTGGGGAAGAAACCATCCTGATTGATGTGGATGATGCGGAAACATCTGAACTTTTGTTCAGAATTGTTCAGGATTTAGAACTGAAGTGCAGAGTGTACGCCACCACACGGGGAAAACACTTCTTGTTCAAGAACTGTGGTGTTAAAAAAAGCTGGACGAAATGCACCTTGGCCGTGGGTATCACCACGGATGGAAAGGTTGGAGCCAATAACAGCTATGAAATCTTGAAGTCTGGTGGCGTGGAACGGCCCATTCTGTATGACTTCCCTGAAGGGGAGATTCAGGAACTTCCCAAGTGGCTAACCCCGGTGAAAAGCAACTATGATTTCCCGAATCTTGGGGAAGGTGATGGGCGGAACCAAACCCTGTTCAACTACATTCTGACCCTTCAGAGTGACGATTTTACCAAGGAAGAAGCCCGTGAATGTATCAGGCTGATTAACCGTTATGTGCTGAAGAAGCCACTTTCCGACAAGGAACTTGATGTGATCCTTCGGGATGATGCCTTCAAGAAAACATCCTTCTTCCGGGATAAAACCTTCCTGTTTGATAAGTTCGCCACCTACCTGAAAAACAACAACCATATTGTGAAGATCAATAACCAGCTTCACATTTACAAGGATGGTATCTATGTTTCCGGTGCCGGTGAGATTGAAGGGGCCATGATCAAGCTGATCAGCAACCTGAAACGGGCGTGGCGTTCGGAAGTCCTGTCCTATCTGGAAATCATGATTGAGGAAAACACCAAGGCCACCAACCCGAATATCATTGCTTTCAGCAACGGCCTTTACAATATCCGGGATGGTTCTTTCAAAGAGTTCACCCCGGATGTGGTCATTACAAACAAAATCCCGTGGCCGTACAACCCCGCCGCCCATGATGATCTGTTGGATCATACCCTGAACCGGCTGGCCTGTGATGATCCTGAAGTTCGGGCCTTGCTGGAAGAAATGGTGGGCTATTGTATGTACCGCCGCAACGAACTTGGCAAAGCCTTCATCCTGATTGGCGATAAGAGCAACGGCAAATCCACCTTCCTTCATGTGGTGAAGAACCTTCTTGGGGATCAGAACATTGCTTCCCTTGACCTGAAGGAATTGGGCGATAGGTTCAAAACCGCTGAACTGTTCGGCAAGCTGGCGAACATCGGTGATGATATTGGTGATGAATTTATTGCCAATGCTTCCGTGTTCAAGAAGCTGGTCACGGGTGATCGGGTGAATGTGGAGCGCAAAGGCCAAGATCCATTTGAGTTCAACAATTATTCCAAGTTCCTGTTCAGCGCCAACAATATTCCCCGTATCAAGGACAAAACCGGAGCCGTTCAGCGGCGTTTGGTGATCGTTCCCTTCGATGCCAAGTTCACCCCCAATGATGCAGACTTCCGCCCATTCATCAAGGATGAACTGTGTGAACAGGGTTCAATGGAATATCTGGCCTTGCTTGGCCTTCGGGGGTTGAAGCGGGTTCTTGGGAACGCACAGTTCACCACTTCCAGCAGAGTTCAGGGGCAGTTGGACGAATATGAGGAAAACAACAACCCCATTATTGGGTTCATCAATGAAGTGGGCCTTGACGGGATTGAAAATGAAGCCACCGATTCCGTGTATCGCCGGTATAAGGAATATTGTATTGCAAACAACTTCCAAGCCCTTTCCAAGATTGAGTTTTCCCGGCAGATCACAAAACGCTGTGGCTTCACAACGGTTCCAAAGTGGATCAGAAACCGGAAAACCCGTGTATTTGTGAAAGGCGGTGACACAGAATGAGTGGTTCCAAGAAGGTGTTCACCACATTAGGCAGTTCCAACCATGTTCCTGAAGAACGAGAAGCATTTGATTACTACGCCACCGATCCAAGGGCCGTGGAAATGCTTCTGGAACTGGAACAGTTTTCCCCGGTCATTTGGGAACCGGCCTGTGGTGAAGGCCACATTTCCAAGGTACTTCAGGCCCACGGTTATGAAGTCATTTCAACCGATCTGATTTACCGGGGCTTCGGTGATCCTGAACCGCTGGATTTCCTGAAGGAAACGCTGGACGATTTTGAAGGCGATATAATCACAAACCCGCCATATTCAATGGGGCTTGAATTTGTTCAAAGGGCGCTTGAAAGCGTCCGCCCCGGTGGGAAAGTGGCTATGTTCCTGAAGGTTCAGTTTTTGGAGGGGCAAAAACGGGGTGAGTTCTTCAGACATACCCCCCCCCCGAAAAGTTTATATCAGCCGTTCCCGGCTGGCCTGTTATAAAAACGGTGATATGACCGGGAAACCGGAAAGCGCCATTGCCTATGCGTGGTATGTGTGGGAAAAGGGCTTCACAGGTGATCCGGTGATCAAATGGTTCAACTGAAAGAAAGGATGATTTCAATGTTACCTAAAACCAAAACGGAACGCCATTCCGATATTTGCAAGGAAATCAATGCCTTGTACGCCATGAAAAATCATGACTATGGTGACAGCTTTCACCAGACCTTCACGGAAGAAGGAATGGCAATGCCCCGGATCAGACTTGGGGATAAGCTGGCCCGGTTCAAGAGCCTGACCAAATCCGAGGTTCAGGAAGTCAAGGATGAATCTATCCGTGATACCCTGATTGACCTTGCCAATTACGCCATTATGACGGTTCTTGAACTGGACGATCTGAAAGCGGAGGAACACGCCGATGAACGCTAACCGTTATATGCGGGATTCCTTGCGAACCGCTGACCGTTCCAACATGGATCGGCTGAAGCTGGAATGTGCCTTGGGCCTTTGCGGTGAAGCCGGTGAAGTGGCCGAACAGGTGAAGAAGCATTTCTTCCACGGCCATGAACTGGATAAGCGCCACATGATTGAAGAACTTGGTGATGTGGCTTGGTATTTGGCCGTTCTGTGTGATGCCATTGGTTCTGACCTTGATACGGTCATGGAAGAAAACTTGAAAAAGCTGGAACAGCGTTACCCTGAAGGGTTCGATCCTTACCGGTCACAGCACCGGAATGAATTGGGAGGTTGAAGAAAATGAAAATTATCAAGCCTGATGTGCAGTTCATCACCCCGATTGATGGGGCCACTATTCTGAAGCGGCTGGAACAATGTGGCCGTGTCTGCTACAAGTCCGAGGATAAGATCACGGAAGGTTCCGCTGAAAAGTTCGTTGCCGGGATCATCAAGCGTGGGCATGAAGCAGTTCTGGAACATTGTTCCTTTACGGTGAAGTTCATTTGTGATCGTGGGGTTTCTCATGAGATCGTCCGCCACCGGATGGCTTCTTACTGTCAGGAATCCACCCGCTATTGTAATTACGGCAAGGGCAAGTTCGGTGAGGAAATCACGGTGATTGAACCTTGCTTCCTTGAACCCGGTTCCAGAGCCTATGACTATTGGCGGGATGCCTGTGAAGGGGTGGAAATTCGCTATTTTGATATGCTGGCGGAAGGATGCACACCGCAAGAAGCCCGTTCGGTTTTGCCCAACAGCCTGAAAACGGAAGTGGTTATGACTGCCAACATTCGGGAATGGCGGCATTTCCTGAAATTACGCTGTTCACCCGCCGCACATCCGCAGATGCGGGAAGTGGCCTTGATCCTGTTGGACAAGGTTCATTGGCTGATTCCGGTGTGCTTCGATGATATTTGGAGTGAATACCATGCCGATGTTTAAGAAGTCCGGTGGTAAAATCTTCGCCGTTCAGTTCAACAAAGCTGAAGAACGGGCCTTGGATCAGGAAATCAAGAAACAGATTGTGGAAAATGATCGGGCCTTTGACATGGACAAAGAATCATCCATCCTGTGGATGCTTCACACCCAATTTGGCTTTGGCCCAAAGCGCCTGAAGCTGGCGTGGAAGCTGTTCTATGCCGAAACCTTGAAGCTACGGGAACATTACCTGATGGAACAAGCCGATGATGGGTGGTTGGCCCGTAAAAAGCTGAAGGACATTGGGTGTGACATTGAAGAATGGTACAGAGAAGAAGGAGGGAAAACCGATGCCTAAACCTTGGGAAAATGCTGAAGGGTATCACGATCCGACAGCCTACCACGGCACAAAGAATATCATCCGTGACGAGGATGAACAGCAGAAGCGGGTGAACACCCTGATCTTCGTCCTGAAGTACATCACCCGTTTAGCGGAGTTTGAACTTCTGAACCGCATTGAAATCAAAGACCGTAAGACCGGGAGGGAATACAAATGAAAGAGCCATTCAAGTGTTGTTGGAATTGCCGCCTTGGTGGAATACGCCTTCACCTGTCAGATAAAAAGCAAGACGATGAATCCGCCGTAACTGAAAGATTGTGTATGTCACTTACTGAAATGCTACTCCATCCCGGAAAAGTTGGCCCTTCAAAAAATCCGTACATTGTTCGTGACTGTCCTGAATTTTATTCCAGACCTTCAGAAATCAATTTTGGGCATGAAATAAGTGAAGCAGAAGCTAAAAAATTGAACACCATGACCGTTGCTGAACGGTTGAAATATTGGTGGAACACCTTGAACGCCTAACCAGTATTTCTTCAATAGGGGTTGGAACAGCGTGTGGAACAGGTATGGAATAGATGTTTTTTCTATATCTGTTCCGCACGAAAACCCTTTATTTTCAAGGCTTTTTCAGTTGTTTTCAGGGAACGGAACAGATGGAACAGATGTAAATATACTTTCTTCTTATTAAGAAAAAAATATATAAGAAATGTGTATATAAGGAACTGCCCGTTTTATCTGTTCCATGCGTTCCAAAGTCCTGAAACCACTTGATTTTTCAGCATTTATTAACGGTACAGATGCAATGAAAACGGAACAGACCACCGCAGAAAGGATGTGTTACATAGTGAATGACAAAGACCTTTCCCAACAGGCCAAGGATTTTCTGAACCAGATCAGCCGCCTTGATGCCTTGATCAATAGACTTCTG